GGAGGGGCTGGGGGCTTATGAAGCCCCATCCCCAATCCGCCATTCAGCGTCGAACGCCCCAAAAACAGGTAGGCTGTTCAGAGTGAAGTTTTGCACTTCGTTCTTGAATCTTCAACATTGAAAAAACAGAGCAATTTAGGGGCTATGAAAGCTCTTGAGGTAGGGCAGTCCGTGGAGTTCCCGATACGAAGCATTTGGACTATTCGCTCAAACGCCTCCATAATTAACTCCATCCGCGGTTGCAAGTCCCTCACTACGGCTTCTAACAGAGAACTCGGTGTTATTACCGTTACTCGCCTCGTTTAATTCTCCCCGGCGATGAAACTTTTCTATTTCATTCCTCTCGGTCGGGATTTCGGTAATGCGGGGACTCTCGTGCCTTATTCTCGCTGCCCGGAGCAGGACAGGAGTTATCCGGCCCGCAGCTCAATTTCCAACCCTGAGATAGTGGAAATAACACTGCTGCTACATTAACTTTATCAACAAGTTGGCTAACGGTTAAATCTTTTTGCGATGGCTTTTAAATATATACCTGATAAGGTTTCATGCATTAAGGAAGGGAGCTTGCCGCCGAGGGTCCACCCCATGGGCAGATACTCCATTGCGGAGACGTGCGAAATGCTCGGCATCTGCCGCGACACTTTGCGCAAATATACATACGAGGGGTTCATTAAGTGCGGACACCATTTGCATACTAAACGCAGATTTTACCTCGGTAGCGAGATTTTGCGCTTTTGGGAGGCTCAAATCTGAATTAATTCAATTATCTAAACTCAAAAAACAATGCCGCTGATAAGTAAACGCACTATTGAGACGGTGCATGACTTGCCCATTGCTGACGTTATCAGTCACTATAATATTGAACTCAGACGTGTTGGCAGCAATTTAACTGCCTGCTGCCCGTTTCATAATGAGCGTACCCCTTCGTTCTCGGTAAATGTGCGCGGCAATTTTTACAAGTGCTTCGGCTGTGGCAAGGGAGGAGGCCCGGTAAACTTCGTCATGGAGCATGAGGGGTTGGAATACCGCGAGGCCATAGAAAAACTTGCCAATGACCATAACATAGTCATTGAGTATGAAAAGGATGAACGCTCGGAAGCCGAGGTGGCCAAGGAGCGTAAACGTGAGCAGATGAAAGTCTTGCTTGCTGTTGCACAGGAGTTTTTTACGGAGCAGTTTAATGCAGACAACCCCGAAGCGGCCAAGGCGCGTGGGATAGCTTACCGCCGCTGGGGCAAAGAGGCTTGCGATGCTATCGGGATAGGTTATGCGCCGCGTGACTCCCGGCTGTTCTTGGACTTCGTGCGGCAAAAAGGGTTGTCGCTTGAGATGTGCATAGAGGTGGGATTGGCCGGCCGTAACAAGGAGGACGACAGGCTGTATTCCATGCTGCGGCAACGCATAACCTTGCCGGTGCGTAACCGCGCAAGGGCCGTTATTTCGTATTCGGCACGTTATATAGGCGACAACCCCGACATCATGGCCCGCAGCAAGTACATGAACCTTTGCGACTCGCTTATCTTTAAGAAAGATGAAACGCTCTTCGGCATTGATGCTGCCGGCAAGGAGGCGCGAGTGTGCGGCAGGTTTGTCATGGTGGAGGGCGGCCCTGATGTCATTGCTTTGCAGAATATAGGTGTGATGCAGGCGGTAGCCACTATGGGGACAGCCCTTACTGCAAAGCACCTTGAACAGATGAAGCGCACATGTTCCTCCATTTGCTTTATCCCGGACTCCGACCCGCCCAAAGGCAAGCTCTACGGCGCAGGAGTGAATGCCGTGATGCGTAACGGCAAACTTGCCCTTGAACACGGCTTTGATGTCTCGGTTAAGGAGATACCGCGCTCCGAGCAGGACGATGCAAACGGTGTAAAGCATGATGCGGACAGCTTTATAACATCGCGCGAGATTTACCAACAGTTGGAGGCCGTGCCTTTCGTGGTGTGGTACACTCAAAAACGCCTGAAAGGTGCAACTACCTCGGAACTAAAGAATGAGGTTCTGAATGAGGTGGCCGCCCTCATGCTGAACATCACGGACGAGAACCTGCGCGAAATGTACCTTGACAAGCTGTGCCGGCTTGTCGGTAAAATGAAGATGTGGCGCGATGCCATAAAGCGTGCCGGCCGCAAGATAAAGGAGGAAGAAAACTCAAAGGCGGACGTGGACGGTTTGCCGGCCAATATCGTTGAATCGCTGCGCCGATGTGGCATTGTGCCCCGAAACGGCTGCTATTACGCCCCGGACGAGGACGGCAACCTTAACAGGTGTTCCAACTTCATGTTTGACCCGGTGCTGCATATCAAGAATAATAAACGTTCATCACGCATTTTCAGATTGCTCAACAACCACGGCGACGAGGATGTGGTGGAGTTCGCTTCAAGCGACCTCGTGACGCTGCGCGATTTTAACAAGAAACTGTTTGACCGTGGGAATTATGTGTGGCGCGGCGATGCCAAGGCGTTTGTCGCTATTCAGGAACATCTGCTTGAGGTTACTCCCTCTGCCTCGCTCATCGAGATTTTGGGGTGGAACCCCAAAGAGGAGTTTTTCGCTTTCTCTAACGGCGTGTATGCCGGCGGCAAGTTTTATGCTACCGACAAGCTCGGTGTGGTGGGCTTGGGGCAAAAACACTACTTCCTGCCGGCATTCTCCAAAATACACAGCGACAATGAGCTGGGCTACAGCTTTGAGCGGTGGTTCAACTACAACCCGCAAGGTGCTGCGACACTGCACGATTTTGTCGCGCAGATAGTAAAAGTCTACGGCACGGGCGGCATGGTGGGCTTCGCTTGGACGCTCGCTTCAATTTTCCGCGACATTATTTTTGAACGGTTCAAGTTCTTCCCGGTGCTTAACCTGTTCGGACGTAAAGGTTCGGGCAAAACGGAGCTTGCCCGCGCCCTCTCCTCGCTCTTTTATACCCTGCCGAGTACTCCATGCTCCTGCGCCAACACTTCTATCCCGGTAATAGGTTATGACCTCTCACACGCCCGCAACACGGTGTTTATCCTTGATGAGTACACAAACGACCTCCGGCCGGAACGCATAGACATTCTCAAAGGCTTGTGGGACGGTACGGCCCGCAGCAAAATGGAGGACAAAGTGCCGGTTACTATCCCGGTGACTTCAGGCGTGATACTGGCCGGACAGTACAAGCCGGAAGACGAGGCGATTTTCTCTCGCTGCATCCACCTGATGTATTCGCAGACGTCTTTCAACTCCGATGAAAAGAGGAATTTCCAAGAGCTGAGCAGAATGGTGCTGCATGGCAACACTCACTTGCTGCTGCCGCTGCTCAATCTCCGTGGCATCTTTGAAAAAGGCTTTTTCCCGGCATTTGACCTCTCGCTCGCAGATGTGCTTGACAAGCTCGGCGATGACAAGGTGGAAGACCGTATCCTGAACAACTGGGTGGTGGCTCTCGCCGCGTTCCGCGTGCTTGAGCCGCATATATCAGTGCCGTTCTCTTACAATGAGCTGTTTGAGGTCGTTGTTAACGGTATCCGTTATCAGAACGACCAGATACGCAAGTCCTCCGACACGGCAAACTTTTGGCTATATCTTGACTCCATGCACAGCCAGGGCAAGGCCAAGGAGAAGTGCCATTTTGTCATCAAGATGCTTTCCTCGTTCTCGGCGGTCAAAAAGGACAAGGTCTCTTTCGTTGAACCGAAACGTGTCATATTCCTTAACTTCAAGGCGGTGCGCGGATTGTTGGAGCAGCGTTTGGCTAAACAGAAAAACGGCTCTACGCTTGACATCGCCACGTTGGAGTCTTACCTCAAGTCCCTGCCCCAGTTCCTCGGCATCAAGCAGCAGCGCTTCCAGTTGCTGCGTGTTAACGGCGAGCTGGACGAAGAGTATAAGAGTGATGGCGGACTTTCGCAGAAATATGTCTACGGCAATCCCTCAAATGCCCTGTGCTTTGACTATGACAGCCTCAAGTCCACGCTTGACCTCAATCTTGAAACGTTCCGCATGACAGAGGAGGAACTCATTGACGACACGGACGATGCTGAGCTGCATCAGGAGCAAGCCGCTGACCCTGCTGCCGCCGACAACCCTTTCCCTGCCTCGGCACAGCAGGGGTTGCCGTTCTGAATATCGTCACTTATGAAAACGATTGTGGGTAAAGCTGATTTAATCGTCCGGCTTCTTGGAATCAAGACGCTTCTTTTTGCTTTCCAACTTTTTGATGCTTTCAGGTGTAGGCAGGTCTTCAGGCATAGTGCCGCCAAGCTCTTTTATAGTCTGACGGACTTTTGCCCCGACTTCATGATGTATTCGATTTGCATTCGCTTTCCCCTGTATGTTTTCTTTGCGAAGTTTTTCTTCAGTTTGAGTAGCGCGAAAAAGATTGGCGGCGAGTTCTGTGCTGCCCATGTGGTCAAGAATCTCCTGATGTTTTGTAAGGTTCTTCCTTTTGTGGATGTCCTGTTTGTCAAGACCTCCATAAAGGCCCTTGTAGCCGGCATTTTGAAAAATGCCATAATCCTTGTTGGTGGCAACGCCTGCATCTTTGGCGGCACTTGCAAGATGCTTGTTATGCTTCTTCATCTCTCTACGGAGCATAAGTCGCTTTTCGTCCTCTTCTGTGAACGGAGAATCAAGAAGTTTCTCTGCCCTGCGTGTCTGAATGGCAAAATACGTTTGTGCCTGTGCCACGATAGTTTTTGTGGGGTCGGCGTTCTGCACGGTAAGGTAGCAGGCATACCTGCTCAACTTGACGCTATCTATTTGTCTTTCAGCATTTGAGCCTATGGAAACCTTTTCGGTGATTACAACGAAATGGTCTTTGGGGTCTATACCGGAATTTGCACAGGCTCGCCACGCTTTACGCATTACGTCAAGAAAATATCTGTAATCCGTATAAGTAAGAGCCTTCGCAAGCTCCCTGGAGTTCCACCATTCTTTCCCATTCTCATCAAGCCGCCTAATTCCTTCAAACGTCTCTTTGGCTTTCTTAGTCAGTTTAGTTCCCATTATGTCGTAAAAACAATCGGCAACGGCAGCCGGCCGCAATAAAGTGACGCTCTGCTGCCAAGCGTCCGATGCCGATTTAATATCTTCTTACGTAGGAGCGTCACCAACTACAACGCAAAAGTACAACCAATAATTTTTATGAGCAAGATTGGGAAAATGGTTTTATTGCTGACATCCGCAAATTACTCGCACAATATGGTTGAATTGCGGGGGCGTAGATAACTTTTGAAAAATTGATTTGTGTGAATGATTTTTCTTGTTGAAAATTTGATTATTAACAAATTTATTACCAACTTTGCAGTACAGAAAACAACATAGAAAGGAGGTGCAGAAATGAAGTGAACAGAAAAAATGGTTGATTTACCGAATCCTCGACCTGCTTGCCTTGATAGAGAACCGAAAAAACCAACCAATAGTCAACCAAATCAAAGGACTTTTGTATGAACTGTTAGAATCATGAACAATGCCCCCGGGTGACAGTCGGGGGCAAATTTAACAATTTATTTGCAATGGGAAAAATAAGTTACGAACAATTCTCCGATCCCGCTTTCAGGAGGGCGGAACAGATGAAAGTGAAATCAGAGGCGGTATGGGTGACTTTCCACGAGCTTGGCGGCCTGATTAACGTCTCAAAGGTGGCAAAGGATTATTTCCATAAATCACACAGCTGGTTTGCACAAAAGATGAACGGGTACAGCGTATGCAACAAGGAGCGTGCGTTTACTAAAGAGGAATATGCCATGCTGACAGGGGCGTTGCGCGACATTGCCGCACGCCTTAACGAATATGCAGACGAAATAGACGCTGCCGAAATGTGACTTACGCAAACACTTTTCAGCCGTATGGTTTGCACCCAAGTTTGCAGGGTGTAGATAACTTTTCGGCAAAAAGTTTGGCAGTTACGTTTTCCCGCCGTACCTTTGCAACGCTAACAAGTTATTGGTCGTAACCAATTCGCAGGGCAAGCGGTAAAGTTGCTCATAATATTTATGGGCTTTTTTAATGCCCAAAGGTTTAGATATTGGCGGTTGCCTATACGTAAGTTTATAAGCTCTCGGATTGAGACCATAACTTGTTAGCAGCGTATATGGCGACCGCTTTTTGTTTGCCTGAAATATATCTTTTAAATGCTAACAAGTTATGATTACAACAACGAGAGAATTGAAAGGGCGGATAATGAGCCGCAAGGAAGTCAAGGAACACATACAGATGCTCTACAAGCTCATCCACGCCGAGGGCAACATGGTCATGGCCCTGGAGGACGGCCGGGGCAACCTGCGCCTCCTGCTGCAAGACTGTTTCGTGGACTTGCAGGTCTGCGATTATGACAGGACGAAAGGAGGCGCGCTATGAAAAGCACACCTATCGTTTACGGCGACATTCGCCTGCAGCTGGACTTCGAGTGTACGGTAGACAACAAAAAGTCAGGCCTGATAAAACCGGTATGGGAGATGACCGTGAGTGTCAACGGCAGGGACGAGGACCGCCTGGAGTTTGCCTCCCAAGACCAGTTCGTCCGCTTCCTGTATGCCGTGGTAGAGCTCAAGGAGCAGTTCGTCTGCGAACTTTGGGCTGATGAATAGATGAATAGATGAACCGATGAATAGATGAGCCTGGAGCCGGAGAGTTTGCCTGACATGGCACTCCCGACTCTTTTTCTTGAAAAAAATAATCAGTGAGAGTGTTTTTCCTTGCTGAAAATTTGGTTAGTAAGAAAAATAATACTAACTTTGGCAGTGTAGTTCAAACAACTCTTCCTCTCTCCCCCTCGGGGGAGCAGGTAATTAAATAATATCGACAATGGCAAATAACATGGAGAATTTAAAGGATGTCCTGCTTTACCTTAAGTGGGGTAACATATCAAAGGACTATTTCGGTTTTTCGCGTGGTTGGATTTACCAAAGGCTCAACGGCTATGACGGCAACGGCAACCCCTGTGAGTTTACCGAGTCGCAAAAGGAAATACTGCGTGAAGCACTGAGGGACATAGCCGACAAACTCTACGACACGGCGGACAAATTATAGTTCTTGTTGTTTTAACTACGCCCGGACACGTTTAAGAGCTGCGTGTCCACCCCTGCGCGGTTGGCCATACACGGCCTGCCGCGCTTTCTTATGCAGCCGGAACACGGACTTGCCCGCTCATCAGACCCACACGGCGCACAGACGTTAATCTGACACGGCTATTACAACCCTTTTTACTTCTTAACCACTCCACTATGGGAAGATAATAATGTGTGGCCTTCAGGACTCGTTTTCGCACTCTTTTAGAGTGTGCGTATATGAATTGTCTGCCTTTTTTTATTGAGTTTTCCGCCACAGAAAAGTGACCCATTTCGCGCTTACAAGGCTTACAAGACTTACAGCGTTGAACATCAGCACGATAGCCCTTGTAAGGCATGCTTACAAAATGCTTACAAAAACTTACAAATTCCGATTTCGGCCAAACCATGCTTACAAATGCTTACAAAGTAGGCCCCTATATATTATTATTTTTTTCTTCTTAAAAAATATAATATATACCATATCAAGCACTTAGTTAAGACCCAAAATTTTTGTAAGTCTTGTAAGCATTGTAAGCACTGAAACATATATACTATACACGGACAGAAATTTTTCCCGCCCGGAAGGGCATTAGCCCTGTTTCGCAACAATCGGCACGTTTCGGCATATTTTGTTGCTGATATTCAGGTGATTAGGCTTGCACACCACAAAAATTTATGCTAACTTTGCATCGTAATTGGTTGTTTTATGTCTGATTGCTGTGTCAATATCGAACTGCCCCCTTACCTCGCACAATGGTACATACACGAGAACGGCGGCACGCAGCCGGTGGCCTTGCCGCGCCTGAGCATCGAGAAACGCATCCTTGAGCTGTACCTTATAAAGCGGCCCGGCAATATAGACGAGCCGGCCACGCAGGGTTGTTGCGTCTCGGTCATCATACCGAAGTTCAAATACAAGCCGGCCGGGGAGTTCAACTACCTGCCCAAGGCTGCGCGCAGCGAATTTGCCGACTGCGTGCGCGACCGCTTCCTTATCGCTTTTTGGCGCGACATACACAGCCCGGCAAACATAGGACGGCGCAAAGACCGGCTGTTTGAGGCTTGGATGATAGCCCATGGCATTGAGTTCAATGATACAAACTGGAATGCGCTCGCCAAAATCTACCAACGTCTGGCCAACAACTACCGTGCGCGCCGCTTCCGCGCCAAGAGGCGCGCCTCAAAAATCAGCGTTAAATAATGTTAAATGCGCAGAAAAAAGTACCCCCCAAAAAACGCGGCATAACGATTTTTAAAATCAATAAGGAAATGAGACATACAGGAACGCAGATACTGCCCGGAATAACATTCATAGGCTGGCTTGACGGCTCAAAGCTGCAACGCTCCGTGGGCTGCGCCGGAATAGTTGGCCAACACGTGGACATTTACACCGCCGTCCACGAAATACAGTTCTGTGGCGAGCCTCAGTGTAGCTGCAAGTCGGCCAAAGGGGATGGCGGCGGATATACGGACACTGCCACACTCAAATTCAATTCCCCTGACCGTGTGCCTTTCCGGCAAATGCGCAACATGGCTTTCGTGGTCACAGACGCAACAGGGAAATCTTACCTGCTGGGTTCTTTAGAGAGACCGTGCGCTTCCATTGAGGGTGAACAGATGCCCGGCTCCCCTTCGGGCGATGCCGCAGGATTTGCCTACGAGGTCAGGCACTGCTCTTACAAGAGCATGGTGCCATGCCGTTTTTACTGCACAGTGTGATTTTTCTTTTTCATCCCTACCATACCATAAGCATAGGTTGATGTATTAGATGGTTTTTTCCGCCCATCCGTGAGGATAGGCGGTTTTTTCATAGGCGAGTACAGGCATACACTGCACGCATCCATTACTGTAATGTTGCAATCTTTTTGATTATAGCGGTCGGAAATATGTCAATACCACAAAACAAATTGCTGCTATTAAACCCAAGAAATTCAATATACTTTAAAATTAAAGAATATTTGCCCTGTGCAAATGCCATATTGATATTGCCGTCTGCATCAAAACAGATAGCTTCATGGTGCGCTATGCGATTTCTGAAATTTTTCACCTCCATTAATTCGTTAAAAATTGCCCTTTGGCCTAATCCCGGTGTCTTTTTCGGGAAAATACGCAACAGGTTCTTCCCTCCAAGCTTGTATGGTTGGCGCGTAAACAGATGAGTCCAAAAGCCAAATGACACTGATGACACCACCCTGTCATTTGAATATCGTCCGTTGCGCCTCAATGTTGCTATGATGCGTTGTGTTTCTTCTTTTTGAGGCGCATTTTCAAGCATACCGCCATTTGCCAGCTGATTGTCTATCCAATCAGTATCATTAAAAACAGCTTGATAATGATTGTTAATAGCATTACGTAATACTACTTCAAATATATTAAGTATTCCGTAAAACTTTTGACACAGTTTCACGTTATAACGATATAATGTCAAAGCCTTGCCTGTATCACCTCGGCACGCTGTAAGGTACTTGTTTAAACGTGCTGCCGAGAAGGCTCTTTCGTAGTCTGAATATTTCACTGATTTTTTTAACATTTAATAACTTGCAAATTTACTAATTAATTTATAACTTTGCAACGTAATCCCCCGAGAGTCCCTGTCGCTAGACAAACCTCGGGGTTTAGTTTTTTTATGGGGTAATATTGTTTGTCTTCATTTCCATGTCTTTTGCCCTCCTTATATATAGTGGTAGTTTCGCGGTGTAATCAAACACCGCACCATGTCTAAGACCGCATACCATATCACACTTAAAGGCTATGTTGGAGGCAAGGACTTCGACCGCAACACCGTTGACAGGACGCTTGCCGACAACGAGGGCAAACAGGTCAACGTGCTTATCGACTCCCTCGGTGGCTCGCTTGCCACCGGCCTCTCTATATCCGCCGCTTTCCGCAACCACGGCAATGTCGCCGTGCATTTTGTCGGACTCAATGCCTCAGCCGCAACCATCGCATCGCTCGGCGCGGCGCATATCTCCATTGACGCAGGTGCCATGTACCTCGTTCACAAGTGTTCTATGGCTTTTTTCGAGTGGGGCAGCTTGAACTCCGACCAGTTCTCTACGCTGATAGCCGACTGCGAGAAAATCAAGGCCGACCTTGACAAACTTGACCTTAATTGCGCCCGGCTTTATGCGCGGCGTTGCAAGCGCAAGGCCGAAGACCTGCTCGCCCTGATGAAAGCAGGCGGCTGGCTCACGGCAAGGGAAGCCCTTGAATGGGGCTTTGTAGATGAAATCACCGACCTTGCCGATGAACCTGCCCCGAAACTAACCGATGCTTTGGCAAGCGCAATGGCCTCGGAGGGGATGCCTTTGCCGAATATCCCGATTTCCGAAGTTGACAAGGAAAGCACTTTCAGCAAGTTCATCGCGGCAATAGCCTCTTTTTTCAAAGCGGATAATTCTGTGGTTAATAAATCATCACATACTCTTATGAAAAAATCATGCACTCTTATTTGCGAAATCCTCGGCTTGGATGACTTGGAACTCGCAGACAATCAGGTTGCCCTTTCAAGTGAGCAGCTTGATAAAATTGAAAACCATATTGCCGGCCTCGGCAAAAAGGTGGACGAACGCGATGCTGAAATTGCTGAACTGAAGTCCAAGCTAGACAAGACACCGGCGGAAGATTCTACTGCGGTAATAGATGAAAACCCCAAAAAGGGGAAAGACAACGCGCCGGACGCTCTGAACTATTTTTGCCAAACCGGGGCTGATGCAGTAGCTCTTTTTAAGTCACTCCCTTAATCCTTATTCTTCTATTATGGGTAAATTAGTCTATTCTTTGGAAGATTTCCAAAAGGCAGCTGCCACGTTCCGCCGTCAGCTGCTACGCCTGCCTATTGTCGGCATTAACGACACTGTGCAGTATATGACCCCGATGCCGGGTGTCACGTATGAAACGATTGTCGGCGCGTCAAGCGTTGATGCCCAACTCGCGCCTTACAAGGCCGGACGCCGCACGGACGCCAACCTTGACCTTAACCTCCGCGCCCTCAAAACGTATTTCGGCTCGGTAAATGCCGACTTTGAACCCAACTCGGCCATCCAAACGCTGCTCGGCCACAAGGCCGCACAAGCTATGGGCGATGCGCAAGCCGCCACCGTCTCTGCACGCGAAGTCCTTGCCTTGATTGGCAAACAGGTCTCCGCCGCACTCAATGACTCCATTTGGAAAGCCAAACGCAAACCTGACGGCGTTACGACAATGGACCTCTTTGACGGCTTTGACACTATCACCGAGGCCGAGATTGCAGCCGGCTCCATAGCCGCCGACAAGAAAAATTACGTCAAGCTCACAGAGGCAATAACCCCCGCAAATGCCGTTGACGTAATCAAGTCCGTACTGTTCTCGCTTGACCACCGCCTGCGCGCGCAAGACTGTTTCCTGTTCTGTGACTACGCCACTGCCGATGCTTATAACGAGGCTTACCTGATGAGCCACACCGGCTTGGTGTACAATGAGCAATACAAGCAGATTTCTGTGGAAGGCTCCAACAACCACCTGACTATCGTGCCGCTGGCCAACAAGGCCGGCTCAAAGTTCATCCATATCGCACCGAAAGCCAATATGCTTGTAGGTTTTGACCAAATGAGCGATGCGGAAAATGTGGCTGTCAAGGAGTACGCGCCCGATGTGCTGACTTTCATGCTCCGCATGTTCTTCGGCGTGCAGTTCGAGAGTGTTGACCCTCGCCGCCTGTTCGTGGCTGAACTGGCCGAATAATCCAGTCATGTTTAACGCTAAATCTTTGAAATTATGTCAACAGCCGTAAATTGTTCCGCCCTGCAAAAGTCTTTGGGCTGGTGCCAAGGCACGCCCGAACTCCCGGGCGTGAAACGCAGGATATATTACTTGGCCAAAAGTGAAATAGTGGCGTTCCCGAAACTGCCCCGCGATGAGCATGGACGCGCCACCGCTGCCGTCTATGAGGGCGACTTCACGCTCAAGGCCGACCAAAAATGGAAATACATTGACATCCTGCCCGACAAGAGCCAACTCACTTCCGAGGCACAGGGCGAAGTACCCTCGCAGACACAGCTCAACAAGTTGGTGGCCGTTCACCCCGGCGTGGGCAAGGAGGCAACCGCTGCCGCCGCTTACATCAACAACACGGACAATGTTTTTGTCGTTGAAGACATGAAAGGCAATTACCGTGTCGTCGGCAATGATATGTGGAACACAAAGGCCACTGTCGCCCAAGACCTCGGCCAGGGTGCCACCGGCACCACTTCCACCACGATTAACGCCGAGGCCACTGATGAAGTGCCTGCGCCCTTCTATGTCGGCATCCTCGAAACGGAGGACGGCGACATCAACTGCTCCGGCAATGCCCCGGCAAGCCCGGCGTGACAGATACACGTAATGTAATAGCGTGAGCCGAGAGTGGAGATATGCCGATGACGGCTTCTCCCCACTCTCGGCTCTGAACTTAAACACAGAATACTGCAATGGACCACAAATTCACCGAACTGATAAAGCAATGGCTTGAAACGCCGGAAGCGGAGCGCGACTATACGGTCGGCGCCCTATACCTTTTAAAACTGAGCGGCAATCAGATTATGTACCGTAACATAATCGCACAGATTGACCGCCGCCACGACTTTGTAGAGTACCAACTTCAGAAGTATTATAACTTCCGCGTTGCAGACCTTACTCATGAGCAGGTACAGGAAATGGCGGCGCAGGTGGAAACGATTGTCGCCGAACATATTCCGCTTGCCGCCGAGGCCGACAAGCAGCCACAGAAAGGCAAGCGAGAAGACCACGACTCCCTGCCTGATGAAATCAAGGCAAAATACATTGAGAACCTTTCGCTCCTCCAACGTATGCGAGAACTGCACCTGCGCCTCCGCTCACTGTCGCTTGACAACACCACTTGCCCGGACTCCGAGCGTTATCCTTTCTTGAAAGAGTTAATCGCTCTCGACAAGAAGCTGCACAAGAATTGGGAAACTTACGACCGGTACATAGTTGAGAGTGAAGAGCCGAGAGCCGAGAGCCAAGCCGCCAAATGAAACGCACAGCCGACATCGACAAAATCCTCCGACCGTTGAAAGATACACCTTTTCAGGCTTATCTTTCAAATGCCGTGCAGGTGGCCGACATCCTCGAATGGATTTTGTCGCAAGTCGGCATGGCCGAAGTGTGGCAGACCTCTTTCTCTATCTCCGAGGAATTTCTGCGCCGACTTTTCTCTATCTGCAAAGCAAATAAAGTGTCGCGCATAAATCTTGTTCTCGACCATAAGGCCACGAACAAGACGCTCAAACTTTGGGCGTTCATCACCCAAGTTATAGATCGAACCTACCTCGCAGATAACCACTTGAAAATCCTTTTGGTAAAATCTGAAGCCGGAGATACCGTTTCGGTCATCACCTCGCAGAACCTCACTCGCGGCAACCGCCACGAGTCCGCTTTTATCTCCACTTCGCCGGAGATTTTCGCAAATATCTATGCACAAGTCAACGACCTTATCACAAATCACTCCGTACCGCTACATGACCTATTCCGACAACGAATTAACGCAGATTGAGAAGTACGCCTCAATCTACTTGAAGATAAGCGACATCGCAGTAATCCTTGACATTCCGGCTGATGTGCTGCGCTCGGACATCGCCAACCGCAGTACCGATGTGTCAAAAGCCTACCGGCGCGGCAAGGCCGCTTCAAAAGTCAAACTACATTCGCAGGAAATGATGCTTGCACAAGTAGGCTCGCCACTCGCCATCGAGAACGCCCACCGAAATCTTTTGGATATGGAAGATGACGAGTGACTTCTCTAAACTCTCGGCTCTAAACCCTCGACTTTTATATGGGAACACCCTCTGCCATAGAAGTATGCCGCGCCGACCTTTTCACAAAAGAGTCGGAACTGCAAGAGCGTTATCCGCAAGTGCTTGTGGATAAAGTTTTGCGTATCCGCGAAATGTATAACTGGTTCATCGCAAACCCCGACGGCACCGACCGCGAGTTTGTCGCCGAGCTTATGCAACGCCACGCCATTTCAAAGGTCACGGCCTATTCCGACTTGGCAGTCGTCAAGATGCTGCTCCCCACACTCGCTTCCGCAAGCCGCGACTTCCACCGTTGGCGTTACAACGAAATGATTCTCGCTACTTATAAAATGGCCGAGAAGCGCAAGGACGCCAAAACGATGGAGCGGGCCGCAAGCTCATACGCGAAACACAACCGCGTTGACCTTGAAGATGAACAGGCCATGCCTTACGATAAAATCGTGCCGCAGCCGTTCACCGCCACCGATGATCCGCGCGTCCTCGGCATTGAGCCTATCCCCAATATCCAAGATAAAATCTCGGCCATGATACAGAAGTATCGCGCCGAAACCATCGATATCGAGGACATCGAGTTTGAGGAAGTTGATTTGGAGTTGGAAACGTTGTTTCCCTCTCCAAACAGGGAACAGGAAATAGGGGTTAGGAAACAGTCAGAGTCGGGTTAATATACTCCAGAGCATTTTACCTATCTCATTCTGCAATGCAGTAATTGGGGCAATCTGTTCTTGGGTACTGTATCCAAATCTGCGCGATAACTCAATTTGTGTTTCTGTTTCAACCAAAGAACCTCTTGCAAATGCTAAGTGATGTTTATATTCTCCCTGTGACATTCTTCCATATCCTTCGGCAATGTTGGAGGGGATTGACACTGCTGCCCTGCGAACTTAATTTGTCAGTCCGTAAGTTTCTTCTTTCGGCCAATTAGCAGAGAGTTTATATATCATGTCGGCTAAATCCATTGATTTCTGCCATACAACGAGGTCTTTATAACTTTGAATCGCCATGATAAAGATTTTTCTGCAAAATTACTAATTTTCTGTTTACTACACCCTGTTTCCTATACCCTATGCCACGCATCTATTTCAACAAGCCCCAACGCCTTACGCAGCTTATCGGCGCGAACACTACCGTTATCGTCGCAGGGCGGCGCACAGGCAAGACGGACAGCATCGCAGCTCCGTTTGTTCTGCGCAATATGCAGCGTATGCCCGGCTCGACAGGCGGCATCGTTGTGCCGACTTTCAAGCACGGTCTGACAAACACGCTCCCCGGCTTGCTCGCCGCTTGGAAGCGTTGGGGATTTCTTCAGGGCGTTCACTATGTCGTTGGACGGAAACCGCCCAAGTCGTTCAAACGCCCAATCATCGAGCCTAACGATTATGAGCATATCATATCGTTCTACAATGGCTCGGTTGCTGTCATCATTTCACAAGACCGACCGGGCAGCTCAAACTCGCTGACCCTGTCGTGGCTTTTGGTGGACGAGGCAAAGTTCATCGACTACCAAAAGCTGAAAGACGAAACGCTACCGGCAAATGGTGGCATAAAGTCGCACTTCGGCAAGCACTCCTTCAATCACTCAATTATGATATTGAGCGATATGCCGCAGACGCAGAAAGGTTCGTGGTTCCTGCACTACCGCGACAAGATGGACCCCGAACTGATTGCGACCATTGAGGCCACAATCTATGAAATATGGCGCACCAAAGAGCGCATACGCGCCCTTAACGCCAAAGGCGAGACGGTGCCCGACCACCTCAAAGGCTACTTGCGCCGCCTCGACCGCAATCTCAACAAAATGCGGTCTGTCGCCGTCTATTACCGCGAGTACAGCAGCATTGAGAACTTGCAGCTACTCGGCGAGAACTACATAAAGCAGATGAAACGCGACCTAACGCCGCTTACTTTTCAAACCTCAATTCTTTGCCAACGTATAGGCATTGCAAAGGACGGATTTTATTCCTCCATGCGCGAAGCCCATAAGTACGATGCCAACGATAATCAATACCTTGACACACTCGGCTATGATTATGACTTCGGCTCGCTTGACAGTAAAGCCGACTCAGACGTTGACCCTGACGCGCCTATCTGCATAGGCATGGACTACAACGCCAATATCAACTGGATTGTCGCCGGACAGCCGAATGGCCGTCGGCTCAACGTCATAAAGTCGTTCTACGTCAAGTTCGAGCGGAAAATCCCGGCTCTAGTCGAGGACTTCTGCCGCTACTATGCCTCGCACCGCAACAAGACCATTGTCTATTATTACGATGCTACCGCCCTCGGTTCAAACTATGCCGTCAACGAGCAGGATTTCCACTATGTCGTGTGCCACGAGTTCAAGCTGCACGATTGGCGCGTGGAATCCGTCTATCTTGGAAACCCGATGCGCCACGATGAAAAATACCTGCTCATCAATCAGGGCTTCGCAGGTAAGCAACGCCTTATGCCGTTCTTCAACCGCTCCAACAACGAAGACCTTATCCTCGCCATTCAGTCAGCCGGGGTGTCGCGTGGGCGCAACGGCTTCCGCAAAGACAAGTCCGGCGAAAAGCTCGCCGAATCCGAAGAAGACTTGCTCGAACACCGCACCGACGGCTCAGACGCTTTTGACACTCTGTATATAGGGTGCGAAAAGTTCCCCTACCATGACTCTTTCTCTCTCCCCATGAGCGGTGTGTTCTGATACCCTCTTTAGTTGTCTTTTAACGGCTGTAGGCGCAATGCTAATTTTGCGCTATGGCTATTCGGTTTACATACAAGCCCTCGGGCGTTATCCTCTCCTCGTCTCTCAGCGAAGTAACCATACAGGCTGACTGCCCTTTCATTGATGTTATCCTCTCCTCGCCCTCGGGCGGTGTGCTGCTGCGTGAACGTTACTATGCTTATGACGACATAGTGACGCTCCATGACATCAGCTCGCTCGTTGAAGCTCAGATGAGAGCCGACGGACTCTCTTATGCTGACTTCACGCTCCAAATATATTCCGGCTCTCCATCCTCGCTCGCTGACTCGCTCACTTACCATGTGCTGTACTGCGACCGCGTTTCGCTGTGCACAAACCTGCCGCTTTTCCTTACTGATAATTTCCTGACCTCGCTGTCAACGCGCCGTCTTGCCCCGGACTTCACCGCCTCTGTTTCTTTGTATGCTCAGAGCGGAGAGAGTCTTGCATACGCCTTTCATTGTTGCTACTCAACCGCCACGGACGACTCGCAACACTATCTCCATATTAAGTTCAATGACGGTGTGACGGCCTCCATGGACGGCGTGGTGCAAATAAACATATCCCCCTCTGACATTATCTCAGCTGCCGCCTCTGCCGCAGGCTACAGTGTCTCACAGGTATGCCTGCAATCTTTTGCGGTGTGCTGCGGCGCACGCTCCGCCTCTTTCATAATTGACCGAACGCTCGCTCATCTTGACTCGTTCTTCTTCCGTAACTGTTTCAATATTATTGAACTTGCGTGTCTGCCGATGGTGACCACCACTAAAACTAATGTGGAACAGTCTACTGCCATAGTGTTCGGCCATAAGAGCTTGTATGACCGCTCTGCCGAAGTGGCTCACGAAGTCATTGCCGGCCCGCTCTCTGCCGAGGAAGCTGATTGGATTGACCGATTATTCACTTCCTACGAGGTTTACCGCCTTGAAGCCAACAATTATGACGACACAGAGCCGGCTGTTATGTACCCGGTAATTATCTCCGAATGCTCATGCGAGATTTCGGACTCTGACGAAAAGCCGAACACAGTCAAGTTTACGTGGTTGCACACTGACGTTCGCCCTCTATTGCATCTTGACCCCTCGCCCGGCATTTTCACCTCTCAATTTGATTATCGCTTCTCTTAACTCCCTCGCACATGAACGCTGTACATATATCCACCGCTCGCACTATGCTGAACTCCGGTGACCCGGTTGACCTCTCAGTTTGGAAGTCTGACGGCTCTATTCTTGAACTGCACAATGTCATTTCGCTGCGATATGACTTCTACGGCGGTTGGCGTAATGTCAAAATACTTTCTTCAGGTGCGTGCCGTCGCGTCCGTGACTGCTGCATTTTCCGCATTAACGGCTTGGAAGTGTTTCTTTAACCTCGCTAACATTATTCTATATGGAGACTCCAGATTTTATTATCAATTACAACTCCGTTGAAGACCTGCCCGGCTTGGCGGCTCGCGCGGCGTTTACCGTAAATTCACAGACCGTATTCCGCGAAGATACGGACATTGTCCCCATCTGCATTAATAATTCCCTCTCTTATATCCCTTGGGGCGGAGATAATCAACTCCCTTTCGACATTCTCTCGCTCATTGAAAAAGATGAGACACTGGCTACTTGCCAACTCTTTAACGCTGAAATATGCTATGGGTCGGGGCTGCGTTATGACACTTGTCTCGCGAACGTATATACACGCCGCCAAGTGGAGCGTTTTACCCTTGACAATGACCTGTCGGCTTATTTCCTCGGTGTTTGTCAAGACTTGAAGCATTTCGGCTTTGCCGTCTCTGTGATTATACTGAATGACGATGCGACCAAAATTGTTTCTCTCAAGCGCAAGGAGGCATGTTATTGCCGTTTTGCGCCGGCTGACAAACGCGGTGTCATTCCTAAAATACTGTATGCCAACTGGCGATATGTGACGCGCTCTGACTCTGACATTGAGGTTATAGACCTGCTTGACCCCGCTGCTCCTTGGCGTGACTTGCAGGACAAAATCGCTGCCGGCTCGAGCCACCGCAAGTTCGCACTCGTCTCGCGTATTCCCACGGTTGACTCTACTTATTACCCCATACCCTATTACGCAGCTTTGTTCAAGGGTAAGTGGTACAACATCAAGCAACTCATAGGCATAGCTAAGGAAGCGAAGCTCCGCAACTCCGCCCCTATCAAATACCACATCGAAATTGGGGCTAAGTATTGGGAGTCGCTGTTTCGCAGTGAGGGTATTACTGACCGCCGCCGGCAACAGGAGCGCATCGTGCGTGAGAAACAGTCTATACTTGACTTCCTCACCGGCGCGGAGAACTCCGGCAAGGCGTGGTTCTCTACTTTCTATGTCTCGCCCGACGGCAAGGAGCAGCATGATGTCGTTATCAGCAAGATTGACTCATCAAAGGAGGGCGGCGACTGGGAGACGGATATTCAGGAAGCAATCAATATGATATGCTTTACCATGCGCGTTCACTCAAACCTTGTCGGCTCTGTTCCCGGCAAGGCGCAGACCAACAATTCCGGCTCTGACAAGCGCGAACTTTACACCATAGCACAGGCATTGCAGAAACCGTACCACGACCTGCTTTTCACAGTCCACCGTATCATCATCAAATTCAACGGTTGGCAGGGCGTGAGTGTGGACGTGCCTTTTATACAACTCACTACATTGGACGAACACAAGGACGCTAAACAAGTCTCAACTAATTCGTTTGACTCCGATGAACTTGATAACAACCAATAAACAGCTGCTCGCTTTCTTGCCGAACAGCATCAAGCCTGTCAAAGGGGAGATATCGCTCTTTGACAAGCTCGCACATTTCATTTCCCTTGCAGAGGATTGGGTCATTTCTTCCTTTACCGGCCGTGGCACGTTTGACTCCATTTGTGCTCTGCCCGACCCCGACCCTCTGCGCATGGCCGTGGCGCGGCTTGTGGTGGCCGATGCTTTGCACCGCGCAATACCCTCACTTGACATAGTGCTTACTCCGAACGGCTTTGCTACCGTAGGGACACAGAACCTATCCCCTGCTTCCAAGTCCCGCGTTGACCGTATGGCCGGCTCTATGCTCTCCCTGCGTGACGAGCTTATTGCTGTGGTGCTGCAAAAGCTGCCCTCGGTTCAAGAATGGCTAAGCTCCGACCGCGCCCTCTTCTTCGCAGAGACTCTTTTCCCCGACATCTCTATTGTCCTCAGCTTGCCGCCGGACAATGATGACAGGCGCCCCAAGTGGGACCGATACCTTGAATTGCGCCCTCGCTTGATTGACCTTGAAGCCTCCCTTGCCGATGACTGGTTCTCTCACGAATTGCTCGGCGAATTGCGCCTCGCCAACTTGTACAACGCCCTTGATGAAACGCAACGTTTCCTCGTAGAAGGAATAAAGGCGCAGATTATACATTTCCTGGCCCACGGCTCTTTTTCTTCTCGCCGGCTCGCTGACTTGGTGAATTTCATCAGGCATAACCCTGACACTTTCAAGACTTGGTTCAACTCCACGGTAGCCGAGTTGTTCGCGCCTCCTGTCTTCCGCAACAAAAAGGACTCACCCGGTTATTTCTTCTGACCATGCAGGCTATGACATTAAATTTATCCGTGCCGAAAGGCTGGCACGAACTCTCGGATAAGCAGCTGCGATACGTTTACCAACTAATCGCCGGCAATTTCGCCATTGACGAAATCAAGACCCTGTGCCTGCTCCGCTGGAGCGGCACAATGGTCTTGGGCCGTCAGGACAGCGGGGCTTACTTGCTACAAAATGGCAAGGTCTTGTTTGAGGTTGCACCGCTCACACTCGCCCCTCTGTTGACACACCTTGACTGGCTCGCTGCCATGCCTCCCTTTCCTGTGCGGCTCTCAAAAATCAAACGCCGAAACGCTCTACCGGCTGATTTCTCCGAAGTACCGTTTGAAACGTTCATCGTCTGCGACAACCTCTATCAAGGCTATCTCCAAACACAGGACGATGCACTGCTTGACCAGCTCGGCGCGGCTCTCTACGGCAAGTATATGGTATTCAAACAGTACGAACGCATTTCCTTGTTCTATTGGTTCGCTTCGCTCAAAGACTATTTTTCAAGACGCTATCCCGACTTCTTCCAACCTGCCGAAACAGCCGGCGGCACCAACCTGCTCGGCTCCACATCTATGAATGTGGAGGAGGCAATGAACGCCCAAATCCGCGCACTCACTAAGGGCGATGTCACCAAAGAGGGTGAAGTCCTCGCCCTTGACACGCACCGCGCATTAACCGAATTGAACGCGCAGGCAAAGGAGTATAAACAGCTTAACGCACAACTAAACAAGAAATGAACCCATCAACTCATAACTGGAACGCGGCTGCTTTCTTTGAAAGGCTCACCGCAACCAACCGTCTCGCGCAGTCGGAAGGCTTCACATTCTGCCGCATCAGCGGCTTGGAAGGCTTTGAGGAGGCTGTCAAGGAGGCGCAGTCACAATCCGCTTTCGTTTGCGTGTCGGACATCGCGGACGGCTACACCGAACTTAATAACACGCCCCGCACCCGCCGCGTCAAGACCGTGTTCCTCGCCATGCGCCATGCCGCCGAGGATATGGAGGCTCGCTCCGAGTGCATGGAAACCATGCGCGAATTGTTCCGGCAATTCGCCTCACAGCTCATACTCGAAAAGGTCAAGTTGGAGCAGAACTGCATCTATCTTGACCCGCGCATTTCGTTCAATGAGATTGACCGTTATTTCTTATCCGGCTGCGCCTGCGCGTATTTCCAAATAGCGGTGGATGTATTTACCGATTTGAGATACAATGCCGATGAATGGGACGGATAAAGCCTTGCAGGAACGCGAGAAGTATGTGCGTGCGTTTAATGACACGATGATTAAGATTTGGCGCGAGCAGATTGCGCTGCTCGGCATTGTGGACACCGGCGCTCTCTACCGCTCTACGGTGGCCCTGCGCATGGACGCGGACGGCAAGTTCACTTCCGTGACGCTCGCGCAAGCATTTAACCTATATGGCATTTATGTAGATGCCGGCACAGGCTCTAACACACCGCGCGGTAATCCGGGCGACATAGGCAGAGCAAACGCCCGAAAACGCCGCCGTTGGTTCTCGCGCAAGTATTTCGCCTCGGTGATGAATATACGCGAGTTCTTTGCCGACAACCTCGGCAAGAATATGGCTGACACCGTCTCTAATGCTCTGACTCTTGACCTCGCTCGCCGTTTCACAAAGTGAGTTCCTCTCCCCGAAAGTGTCTTTTAATATCTCGCTTTTGACCGCCAACTTTACACCGTTTTTAATCTCAACCACTATGAATATAGCCGCTCTCATTGATGCTCTACGTAACGCTACGGCTCGTGACTCAGTAACGCCGGCCTCTCTCGCTGATATTCTCCAAGCCATGCGCGATGAAACGGTCTCCGGCGCGGCTTTTAACATCTCGGCTATTTCAGCCGCTGAGGTGGATGCGCTCATGTTGAACTCTACGCCTGTTATAAATCCGCAATTATGAAGATACATTTTCACGACTCTGTTTCTCTGCGCTTGTTTCCCGCTCCGCCGCACGATGTGGACTTTCAAGGTGAACTGTATACTCGCTCCGGCTATGAGTTGGTCTCTCTACCGTTCTCGCGCGTAGACGGAGTGTGTGCCGGCTGCTCTATGGGTGAACAGACTATTAATGTGCCGCTCCCCGGCGGCTCGCTCCTGCCCGGCATGTTGGAGTGTCGCATTGTCTATTCCGTGCCTGCGCCCTCTTACCCCAACGGTGTGCGGCGCGTATGCGCCAACTCGCACCTTAACATTGAACTGGTGCATGGTAACGGTGACTCTGTGCCGCCGGTGCTGACGCTCAATATCTACCAACCGGCCTCTGTTATCCCCTCGCCTTGCGGCGATGACTGCGAGTGCGACAATACCGAACCGCTATCCTTTGAGGAGATTGATAACATTATCAGCCTCGCTTAGCCGTGGCCGGCTCTGCGGCTCGCTCTTACTTTGACTGATTTTAGTATTGTGTTATATATTCGTTTAACTACTTAAATTATTAATTCATTATGGCAGAAACTGTAAAAAAGTATCTTGACCAGGCCGGCCTTACCTACTTCATCGAGAAGTTGGTCAACGGCGAAGTGAAAGGCAAGGGTCTTTCTACAAACGACTTCACCGATGAGTTGCTCACAAAGCTCAACTCTACGGCCACCACTGCGGGGCTTGAGAGCTTGACAAAAGATGTCAACGACCTCAAAGCCCTCATTGAGGCCGACTCTGACGGCGCTATCAACAAGTTCAATGAGATTGTGGCGTTCCTCGCCGGCATCACCGACACCGACACCCTTGACGGCTTGCTCGCCGGCATATCCACCCAGCTCTCAAAGAAAGTGGACAAGGTGGAGGGCAAAGGTCTTTCCACCAACGACTACGATGCCGCTGCCGTGGCCGAGGTGGCCAAAATCAAGGACAAGGCCAACTCCGCCGATGTCTACACAAAGACGGAGGCAGACGGCAAGTTCGTGGCCAAGGAATCCGGCAAGGGCCTCTCCACGAATGACTACACAACAGCCGAAAAGAACCTTGTGGCGACTATCGCCGGCAAGGTGAACGCAAGCGACCTCGCGGCCATCTCCAACGCCGAGATTGACGCTTTGATAACTGCGTAACCCCTTTACCGTCCATGGGCGTGTGGCAACGTCCATGGGCACCAAATAACAAACGACAAACATACGCAAATATGAAATTACTGGATTACACCGGCCTGGCGCGCCTCACGGCCAACATCAAAAGTTACATCGCCGACAAGTTGCAGCCCATTGACGACCGCACGCCCTACTGTGTGGAGGGGATGTGCTATATGTTAGGCACATATTTTTTAAGCCCCGGCTCAGCTGGCAGCATTTCAACGGATATGTGTCCGACAACCGCTACCCCGGTCACATTGACTCCGAGTTCCACGGGCAATGCCAAGAAGCTGTATGACAGGTTGGCCAAAGGCTTGCCCTCCGCCCTCATGATGCCTGTTTCGTCTATCCAGGTTCTCAATTTTGGAGGTTTGGGTTCGTGGCCTTTCTTGCCTGACTCGGAGGGGGTGACAGCGCAGGTAAATGGCTCAAATCAAATTACGACTGTGATGTACAGGTGCGCCATAAACAGGGGAACAAGTGGTTACATGGTGCTGTATGACCTTAAGGTGGTTATAACCAGGCTACGGTCAAATCCAAACCAACCGACAAAAATAGAAATATGGGCGGTGGAAGTACCCGAACCCGCTGTGGAGGTGGACGACACGCCGCTGCTCCCGTTCCACGCCCAAATGTACAGCGTGGATGCCAACGGTACAGTGTCGCCCTCAGGCACAAGGACGGTGTCGTCTTCCTCCACCGGCGGGGAGTTGGCTTTCTACAACCGCCTGCAAAAGGGCTTGCCGCCAGCTATCCGCGTGGACGTGACCCTGAGCGACGGCTCCACAACGCGCCCGGTGTGGCTGTACTTGGATACCATGTCAGGGGCTGCCGGCTCCGTGATGTACAAGTCCGGGACATTGGCAAACGGCACATACTCCAACAAATACCTGAGGTTGAACATTGCCCAGGGCGCTTCTACGAAAGTGGCCCTCTCCTTGCTGAATGTGGGCTGATGTGCGGGCGCATCTGCAATACTCTAATCCTCTTGCTATCATGTGTCTTAACTCTTACAACTTATCTGAATATTCGCGCTTCGCGTTCACGCTGCTCGGCTCTGTGCTCGGCTTCTTCGCTCCGGCTGCTCCTTATCTGCTCATCTGCACGCTGCTGGTCTTTGCCGACTGCCTGACGGCGTGGTCACTCTCAAGACGTGTGGCTCGCACTCACCCCTCACGCACTCGCCGTGGCGGCGGTAAGTTCAACAGCCGTCACTTCGGAGCGGTGATTATGACGCTGCTCAAGACTTGGGCGTTGCTCTGCCTCGCTTTCCTTATAGAGCTATACATCACCTCGCCCGCTCCGCTGACCAAGATTGCTGCCGGGGCTGTGGCCTTTTGGCAGATTTGGTCTATTCTGGAGAATGAGAGCAGCTGCAACGGGGCAAAGTGGGCGCGCGTGATGCAGCGTATTCTTGTGGATAAGACGGAGCGGCACTTTGATATTGACCTGCACGAACTCAAAGATAATGACTAACCACTAAAGTCGAGAGATGGCTCAATAATCAATAATCATAAACCTTTTACTTATGCGTCCGATTAATAAAATTATAATTCATTGTTCGTCCACCCCGGAGGGTAAGGATTACACCGTGGAGCAAATCCGCCAATGGCATATCCAAGGTAACGGCTGGCGCGACATCGGCTATCATTTCGTTATTTACCGCGACGGCTCTGTGCATGAGGGCAGACCCATAACTGTAGTGGGAGCGCACTGCAAGGGCCTGAATGCTCGCTCCGTGGGTATTTGCTACGTGGGCGGTTGCGCTGCCGACGGCAAAACACCCAAGGACACACGCACACCGGCTCAGAGAGCTGCCCTCGTGGCTCTTGTGCGTAAGCTGCGCTCTCAATTCCCCGGCACTACCGTTCATGGCCACAACGAGTTTGCCAACAAGGCTTGCCCTTCGTTCATCGTAAAAAACGACCCTGACCTATGCGGACGTTAAACTATGTAGATAAGAGCCGTGTGTCGGGAACTTCACTGCGCTGCGTCTCGCTGTGCTTTATCCTATTGAGCCTTATAGCTCTACCCTCATGTCGCTCTCACAAGGAAGTGCATAAGGCTAATGCCCTGACGGTGGATTCTGTGGCCGGCACGGCTATGCACCGCTCTTGGGCGGTACGGGACTCCGCGTTCCGCCTCTCTGCTTTCCGCTTTGACACTCTTGATGTCGTCATTGAGCGACCTGCCTGCCGCAAACCGGCTGCATCGTCCGCATCTGACTTTTGCCCTGGCCTGACCACAGGCGTTAACCCTCGTGAGGTCATACGCCTCAGAGCTGTTAACGGGCGTGTCACTGACTCAAGCCGCACGCTCAGAGACAGCGCAGTTACTCTTGTCCGCCTTGACTCGGTGACGTCCCATCACTCTGCGCAAGAGTCCGACTCCCGCCTCTCTGGCTCCGCACACCTTTTCACCCCGCCCAACGGCACAGCTGTTATCGCTGTCATCGCTGTTATCATAATTGTTAGTTTGTTATTATTTGCTTTGTTCAAGAAACGCTGATTGTCTCAACAATTCATTCCGTGTCAATGGTTCTTCATGATTGTGTCCGGGCAGCTCGTGAGAGTAGTCCGGACTTTTTCTCGCTGCATCTGTAATTTTACTCCCTGAAAATTTGGTTAGTAAAGAAATATTTACTAACTTTGCAGTGTCAAAGGACAAGAGAACATTAACTTATTGTTTAACTCAAAATCTTCAATATGACGGACGAAGAATTTAAAAAGGAAGTGCAAGACTTGGTTGAGATGATTGAAAGCCTGCGCCGGATTAAGGACAAAGCCCGAAGACCATGGCTAAAGGCTGAAATAAAAGAACAACTCAGACGATTGATTAAAGACTGAAAACCGACCCTCCCTCTCCCCACCCGGGGAGAGGGCCGCGAGGGCCTTAAAATATAACCGCATGGAAGATAAAAAAAACAATGACCCGGTGCTGTCCAAACTGCAATTCATGGATAACAGCGCAGACCTTTTGAGGGTGCTTAACGGGACTTATATCGCCGAACGTTTTTTTTGCAAATCAGGTTGCTGGTTCAGCCAAAAACTCAACAACCACATCAAGAACGGTAAGCCGTGTGAGTTTACTCCTGAAGAATTGAAGACTCTTCAAGATGCGCTCTACACCATTTCATACGAGATACAGGAATTGGCTGACAGCCTGCATTAAGAGTTAAACAATCTTCGTCCGTCAGACGTTGGCAGTCATCAGCTGTTCCCGGCGCGGTTGGCCATACACGGCCTGCCGCGCCTTTTTTATCGCCGAATAATTTTGCTATTAAAAATAATAGCATTATATTTGCAGTGCAATTCTTAATTATATGAAATATAACGAACTGCATAAATTGCTGCGTAAGGCCGGCTGCTATGATACAGGCGAAAGAATAGCCGGGCATCCGAAATGGTATAGCCCTATCACAAACAGGTATTTCGCTACTTCTCACCACCAAAGTGCTGAAGTGGCACGCGGCACTTTGAACAATATACTGATTGCTTCGGGCATCAAAAAATTTAAATGACGTATGAAGAAAGTTAAAGTATTGATTGAGCGCGCAGCTGACGGCTCTTACAGCGCATACATGGAAGATGTCATGCAGCTGCCTTATTGCCTTAATGGTGTTGGCAGCACGGCGCAGGAGGCGGTGGCCGACTGGGAACGTTGCTATGCTGAGATGCGTGATTTGTTTGAAACGGAGGGCAAGGAGTTCACTGCGGCGGAGTTTTCGTATGCTTTTGATGTTCCCTCATTTTTACTTTATTACGGCAGCAAGTTCACGTTTGCCGGATTGTCACGGCTCACCGGCGTTTCTGCCGCACAGCTCTCGCAATATGCCGGCGGTTATCGCAGGCCATCACCTAAAACAACAGCCAAGATACAACGCTCTCTGCGTGCATTTGGTGATGAATTGAGCCGCCTGCAACTCGTATGACTTTTGTCGCTCCTTATACTCTCTTTATATAAGATTGATACACAGCAATATTCGTAGGGGTGTAGATAACTTTTCGGCAAAAAGTTTGGCCATAACGTTTTCCCGCCGTACCTTTGCGGTGTTAAAATCTTAAAGCGGTACGATGCCGCTGACTTGTCATGTCAGCTTTTTTTGTACACATACATATTAAGTTAAAGAAATTTAACTGCGCCGTGTCGTGGAGTAGTAATACCCACGGAGTTTTGCTTTAAGAACTTTAACAGCACGTAGCGCAGTTTTTTATTGTTAAAATCTTAAAGTTATGATTACAACAACGAGAGAATTGAAAGGGCGGATAATGAGCCGCAAGGAACTCAGGGAGTACATCAACGGGCTTTACAGGATCATACGCGCCGAGGGTCAGATGGTCATGGCCGTGGAAGACGGCCGGGGCAACCTCTCGGTCCTGTTGCAGG